ACGCCGGGAGAGATCGACTGAATCTCGGCCACGCGCGTCATAAACTCCAAGTTGGACTCGAACGCTTCGCGCATCGCGTCCCGCATGGCGCTCAAGGCGCGGACGATGGCCTGGGTCATCACGACCCGTCCGAGCGTCTCCCAGGAGACGACAAACTTGGCCGCCGCCCGGTCGGCGTCCTCGATAGGCGTCTTGTCCACCTTCGGCGCAATCGGCGCATTGTTCACGGCGGCAGCCGCACTAGCGATCTCGGCACCCGGACCCTGCGCAGGGGCCGCACCGGCGGCCTGCTGCGCCCCGAAGGTCGCGCCCAGCTTGCCCATCGCGGCAGCAGCATTGTTGGCGTTGCCGGCGATGTCCTTGAGGACCTGGACCAGCTCGCGGCCGTGCTCGTTCCACACCGAAATGGATTCCGCCACGCGGCTCAACTGGGAGTCAAAGTTGCCCAGCGCGCTATCCATCCGCGCCAGCGCGTCGAGCGCGGCCGAGGCATCGAAGCCAAGTTGCTGGACGATTTCGTCGGCCATGTGCTACCTCGCCTTGATCGGCGCTGTCTTCAAGCACGTAAAGGGACTTGGCAGCCGCACGTTCGCCGCCGACTCACGGAACGCCGCCTGGCCCTTCGCCTGGAAGTCGTAGGGGCCCGGTTTCCGCAGATGGAAACCCCATTGCGTGGCGTCGAAATACTCGTTGATAATCAGCCAGGGCAGGGTCGTGCTGTAGCGGAACGTGTACTGGCCCCGGCCCTCGTCGATCAGCAGTTCGCCCGTGCTCTCGTCCATGCCGCGGCCAATGCGGCTGGGCACTTCGGGCGAAATCGGAATGTCGTAATGGATGCAGCCGGCCAGGGCCAGGAACGTGGCACGGGACGCACCGCTCCATACGGGCACTTCCGTCATCACCGTGGTGTGCAGCCACTCGGCAAGCGATTGCGCAAGCGCTTCCCGCAGGCACTTGTCGAGCGCCCGGCGGTACTTGTCCGTGTCGATCCGCAGCGCGTGGAAGGCGGCCGTGAACTTCATGGTCAGGAACCTCAGCTTTCGGCATCCTGGGGCATCCTGGCCCCCGCGAGACGAGCATCCCGCTCCAACTCGTCATACGAGCGCGTCTGCTCGAAGGCGATCATCAAGGCTTGCGTCTCGACGCTGCACTCGTCCCACGCTGCCTTGACGCCGGGCGGCCGAACCCCTAAGCGCTCGCAGGCACTCCAGACGGCGTACTCGGCAGTTCGGTGGGGTGGCCAGAGGATGTGGGCTTCGCTTCCTGACCAGCTAGAAAAACCTCGCGGGCCTTCTTGAGCTTCGCATCGTCGAGGCAGTTGGCCTCCAGGACGAGGTTCATCACGCGGGTGATCTCGATGTCGCTCAGGCCGCCGTTGCGCAGGTCCGCGGACCAGTTCCGCCAAGTGCTGGGATCACCCGCCTTGACCGTATCCCACTCAATTCGGCTCTGTTCCAGCGACTTGAGGACCATGTAGCCGAAGCGGGTCTGGCTGTAGGCGGAAAGAAGCTGCTGGTAGGTGGGGTCTTCCTTCAACGGCACCCAGCCGTCGCGGGTCATCTTGCCCGGCGCTTTCGGCATCGGACACATGGCCTCGAACTCGTCCATGCTGACAACGGGTTGGGCGCGGAAGACGATCTCCTGGTCGCCGCGCGGCAGCACCAGGAAGACTTCGGTGGGCAGGGTCGTCGGGTCGATACCGCCGATCTTCATGTCTCTTCTCCCTCAACGGTAACAGGAAAGAAAGGCTCGGCAGCACCAGCCTCGCTCGGCTGGCGCTGCCGGCTGGTCGCACGACTAGGCGTTCGGGCGAGTGACGACAGGCTCGCGGGCCTTGCACTTGCCCGTCAGGACGACGGTGGCCGCGTTGTAGTTCACTTCGCGGGTCTCCGCGCGGAACTGCGGGAACACCGTGGTTTCGGACTGTGACGGGGCACAGGGCGGCTCGTAATCGACTTGCAGGTCGATGCAGTACGGCTCGCACTGGTCGGGCGAGGAACTGACCCACTCCGAGGCCGCGCCCGTCCCCTTGAGGGCTTCCATCGGGCAGACGTGCTCCCCGGTGGCGCTGACGATGTGCTCGTACACGCAGTCCACCTTCACGTCCATCGGGACATCCTTCGGCTCGCGGACGGTATCCAGCCAGCCGCGGTCCAAGAGGTAGGTGTAGTCCCGGTGCTCGGTGTAGGTGAGGTTGCCGTCACCGACCTTGATGGCGATTTGCTGCGGCCCGAAGGTCAGAACCGCATCGTCGGCGTAGCTGCCCTGCCCGAGTGGCGGGGTGAAGGTGATCGAGACCGTGGTGCTGGTGGGGGTCGGGGCCAGGCCCAGGGTGTTGTTGGTGATGGCAATGCTGCCGGTGTCGGCCGCACCCGTCATCAACGGAATGGGCTGGTCGCCCAAGCGCCCCGTAAACTCCACGACGTAGGAACCGGCGCTGCCGGTCACGTTGAAGTCGCTCGTGCCGTAGCCGTCGTCCAGCGCCACGATGGCGGCCTTGACATCCGCGGAAGCGGCGTCATGGGCGATGGCTGTGGTCGTGTTCCCGCCAAACGTCAGGGTGAACGTGGTCGTGCAGGACGTGAGGACCACGTTCTGCTTCGCGTTCGTCCCCGCGTCGGCCCCTTGGGTCCGGCCGGTGACGGTGTGGACCTGGGGGAAGGTGTTGTGCAGCGCGTCGGGCGGGACCACCGGCGGGGAGCTTTCCCCGGCGATGGTGAACGTCGCGCCCACCGGGACTTTCTCCGGCGTGAGGGAATTCAACGCGATGCTGTCGAGCGTCAGCGTCGTATCCCCGATGGCCGGCGGCGTGGTCGGTTGGTTGACCAGCGCCGAACCCTGCAGTCCATCCTTCATGCGGATGGTGCAGTATTTCAGTTCGATGCGAGCCATGTTGCGTTCTCCTTGTTCCTAGCTGTCCAGGTAAACGACGTATCGGGCGTCGATCATCACCTGCTTCTGTCGGTCGTTCTGATCGGTCTGCCCGAAATGAAACACGCGCACGGCATCGTTCCGTCCGGTGCGCGTCATAAAGCAGTCCACGAGACTACCATCATCGCCCGGCTCCTTGCCGAGCCGTTTCATCGGGATCGGGCCGTCCAGTGCCTCGTGAAACCGCCCGACGATTGTGATGATGTCGTACTGGTTGCCCCCGACCTCGTACCGGCTCGTGAAGAGCAGGTTGATGTCCAGGCCAACCTCGTAGTAGTCCTTGCTCAATTCCTTCGTGTAAGGGCCGGAGACGCGAATCTCGACTCGTTGCGGGGCCTCCATGAACGCCGTCGTCCGTTCGTCCAACCCCTCCACCAGCGCCGGGATGTTGGCATCCTTGGCGAGCGCCTTCATCAGGCTTGCCACGGAAGCGAAAGCCCAGCGTGCCCAATTCGGATTGACAGCAGCCATTGGGACACCTATATCGTTGCTGTGGAGTCGGAATCCAGGACAAGCTGGTCGGTCGTCGAGACGGGCAATTCCTGCGCGTTTTCCGTGCGTCCTTTCAGTTCCTTGGCGATCACCAGCCAGGCCGCGTCGTACTCGTACTCGGCGATGCTCTCGATGTCATAGTGCCGGTTGTTGAAGACGAGCCAGTCGTCCTTCTCCAGAATGAAGCCGTCCGGCAGATCGCGGCGGTCGAACAAGAAGTGGCGGGCGCTGGTGTCGAAGTAGCTCCCCTGGATGATCGCCCGGTTGGCGGCCATCGCGCCGGCGTTCTGCTTCACTTCGCGCTGCGTCTTCGCCGGCAGGACCACGGCCCGCCGCACCCGCCACTGCCTGATCTGCCAAATCGACTCCCCGGTCTTCGGGTCCGTCTGGACCTCGACCTTGCGGCGAATCACGACCGTCGCGCCGTGCTGGCGCTTGTGGACGTACATCGCCTGCCGCATGAAGCGGTTCTGGATCGGGTTCGTCCGCAACATGGCCTTATCCTTCCGAGCACTGCCGCCAGAACAGACGTTACCGGTCTTCCAGGACCTTTTCCAAGCGTTCCATCATGGCGGTATTCTGCGCGATCACGTCCGTGCAGCGTTCGACCATCGGCAACAGCACTTGGCGCTGCTCGTCTTCCAATTTCGAGATGCGCTTGCTCATGCGCAATTCGCGCAGCCAGTTCTGCCAGAGGAAGAATCCCACCACCAGCACCAGCGGCCCGTACTGCCTGAGCAGCACCAGCAGATCGCTCAGGTCCATGCCTACGCCCTCCACGAGAAAGAGAGAAGTCCGCCCGGCCCGGACCGCGCCGGGCCGGGCGGCTCGTTACCTTGGAGCAGCAGGGCTTAGCCCTGGAGGACGCAGCACAGGTTGGTGTCCAGCACCGCGACACCGGCGAGGATGTCGAGGTTGACCACCGTGCCACCGTCCTTGATGCTGTACTGCATGGAGACCCGCATGGCGATGTCGTTGTAGACACCGACGTGCGACAGCACGCCCATCGCGTTGTTCGGGATGGCCAGCGGCCGGGTCACGAGGGCGATGGCGTTGCGGTGGAAGGCCATGTTCAGCGAACCGGCCGGACCGGGGTAGCACTTGTCCGTGGCACCGACGCCCGCGTCCAACGGCCGGTCCAGGAGGACCGTCCAGTAGGTGCCGGTCGGGCTCGGGTTGCCCTGGTTGTCGGACTGGTACGCCTCGATCACCGTGTAGGTGTACCGGCCGCCGTTGCAGTTGAACGCCAGGAGTTGGCCGACCTGCGGCAGGACCGCGTTGGTCAGCACGATGCCCTGCGACCAGCCCGCCGCGTAGGCCGTGCCGCCCAGCGTGGCCTGCTTGTAGCAGGTGTAGTTCGCCGCCGCCAGCGTGGCGTACTTGTTCGCCTCGTTGAGGGTCACGGTCGTGTGGTCGGTGGCCGCCGCCGTCACGTAGGTCGGCTGGTCGTTACCGTCCACTACGAGGAACTCGCCCACGTTCGGGTTGTAGGCGGGGTCCACGGTGACGGCCTGCGCGCCGCTGCCGCCCGCGGCCAGGGCGTTGGTCACGGTGCCGTTCGACACGACGCAGGAGGTCAACTGCACGCTGTTGACGTTCTGGTCCATGTACGTGTCGAAGCCCAGGATGCGCCCCAGAGTGGCGCTTTCCAACGCGGTGCCGAAGTCACCACGCTGCTGGGCGGCGATGAACAGTTCGTTCTTCAACAGGGCGGTCTCGCTGGTCGGGGCCAACACGAGGTTGCGGCTTTCCAGCGGGGCCTTGTTGATGTTCAGCCGCTCGCGGGCTTCGAGCACGAAGTCCTTGCTGTTGTCGGCGGTGAGGTTCTGCAGCCGGCCGACGCGGCTCGTCGGGCCGCCGAGGAAACCCCAGACGTGCCCCAGCACGGCGCGGTCCACCGAACGGGCAATCGTCATCATGCCCGGCCGGAGATAGATGTCCACCAGGTCTTGGAAGGACTTGCTGGCCTCGCCGTCCTTGATGGTGAAGCTGGTGTAGAACCACTGGTCCAGCGGGACCTTCACGTTGGTCGCGGTGGCGTCCTGGTTCTGCAACTCGGTGCCGTCCGACTTGCGGCGAATCTGGAACGTGCCCGGCCGGCGGGTGTTCACCACGTCGCCGAACTGCCGGATTTCGTTCTCGAAGTCGCGGTGGACCAGGTTGGCGATCACCATGTTTTCCTGGAGGATCGCCAGTCCCTCGGCCGCCCACAGTTCGGGGATGAAGCCATTCGCCCCGGTGGCGGTCACGTCGAAGTTGTTGTCGTAGCACGCCAGAACGGCGCGCGAGAGGTACAACGGATTCATCGTTGCAAACTCCATGTTGAAGTCACACAAAGGAAACGAGACACCGCTACGTTGCGGCACCTCAACGACGAACCCCTGTCAGCGCACTAGCGGCGAGCCTGGCCCTTCTTGGGCGCGCGTAGCCCGAGAGCCCCAGGGTTGGTCTCTCGCAGCTTCATGTACTCGTCCATGTTCCCGGCGATTTTCCGGGGATCGACTCGACCGTTGCCCGACGCAAGGCCGCCGGTTGCCGCATTCGACCCGACTCCGCTGACGACGCCGGACTTGAAGAGGTTGGCGTAGAGTTCGCCCAACTCCTTCATCCGCTTCACCGCGGCCTCGGGGGAATGAATGGTCACGATGGCTTCCTTCGTTATGGGATCGGTGTCCGGGAAGTCCACCACGACCTCGAATGCCCCAGTGCCCTTGCCCGTCTTCTCGTCCACGACTTCCTTGAGACGAGTCATCGGGCGCAGCACTGACATCATCGTCTTGACGTTGTACGCTTCACCGCTGACGGCCGCGTCCTGCAAGGCCCGCTCGATCATGCCCTCGCGGTAGCGGGTCTCCCATTCCTTGGCCTGCCTCTCAAGCTGGCCAACCTTGACAGCGTGTTGCTCCTCCAACTGCTTCCTCTCGTATTCCGTCCGCTGCTTGTCCGTAAGCTGCGCCTTCCGCACGTCCTCCAACTGCTGGGCCAACGATTCGCGCTCCTGAACCGTGAGGTTCTTGGAGGCCACGGCATCCTCCAACGCCTTCTCGACCCGCTGCAACTGCGCTTGGTGCTTCCGCTTGTCCTCGGCCAGATAGCGGTTCAGGTCATCCTGGGTGAAGCGGCCATCGCCCGCGCCGGCCCCGGCACTCGCGCCGGCACCCGCGCCAGCCCCGGCACCCGCGCCAGCACCCGCGCCGGCCCCGGCACCCGTGTCCCCCGCTCCCGCTCCCGCGCCCTCACCCTCGTAGCAATTCAGCACCGCGCGCGACAGATAGAGATGGTTCATCTGCATTCACACTCCCCCACGAGTGATCTGAAAGACGTTCCCCGCCTCGTGGTGTTACGGGGGTCTTCCTCGGCATTGAATGGGGCTGCCAAGTTGGCCCAGCATTGGAGTCCGACACGCGCCGGACTTACGAAACTCGTGACATCCGCACGGCCTGGTCGTCGCGCAAGAAGGGCTTCAAGAGCGACCAAGCCAGCGGATTCGGTATGAGGTTAATCAGGTGCTCAATCGGCACCATGTTCCGCTCGTAGTGCGTCCGCACCTCGGCATAGCCTTGTGCCGTCACGGACAGGTTCTCCAACTCCATCTGCGGGTCCACGCCGTCCAAGAGGCTGTAGGCCAACTCGTACTCGGCAACGCGGATCGCCTCGGGAACATCCGTGTCGGCCCCGCGGGGGAACTCCAACGACTGACTGGCGTTGGCGGTCCGTTCCTGCTCGTGATACTGTTCCCACTTCTGCCGGTCGAAGGTCCCGTTGGTCGGGTTCCGCCACGGCGGCGGCGTCTGCTGATGGAAGATGTAGACCGCGTGCTTCTCCCCTTTGTAGTCCAGGTTGTCAATCAACCGCCGGGCGGACAGCAGGGCCTTCGTCTGGTCGGCCGACAGCGCCTCGTCCCAGGCGTCCGAGTGCAGGCGGCCGGTGAAGTAAGCAGCCGCCTCGTCGATGCTGCCGTAGATGTCGGTGTTGATCGCCATGACCTTCTCCTCACGCTGGCGTCAGCCAGTCAAGCTGCGTCCGGTCGTCGTGTTCCGCGTACCAGCCGCGCGCCCGCAGGTCGGACAACATCTGGAAATACTCTTGGTAGCGCCAGCGGATACGATCCATGCTGTAGTTGGCCACTGCCCGCCGGTGGATGTACTCTCGGTCCAGGCTCCGCGCGTTGCGGGCCGCAAACAGGAAGTGATCCAACGTGCGGCAGCGGAAGCCGGTCTTGCCGTGCTCCACGGTCTCGGGGAACGCGCCCCAATCGGTTGTGATAACTGGCGTGCCGGCCATCTGCGATTCCACGGCCACTGTGCCGAAGGGCTCGACATAAAGCGTCGGGACAAAGGTGGCGATAGCTTGGCCGTAAAGCGAAGCCCGCCGTGCCCCGGTGACGCAGCCGACATACTCCAAGTTGTCGCCTTCGTACACCGCGCCGTCCGTGGCATAAATCCGGTTGCCTTCCACCTTGGCGCATCCCTGCCCGGCGATCACGAGCTTCGCGCCTAGCCGCTTACAGGTCTCGACGGCGACGTGGATGCCCTTCCGCTGGATCAGCCGCCCGATGTACAGGTAGTAGTCACCGGGCTCCTTGCGGTACTGGTAGTCGGCCGGGTCCAGGTAGTTGGGGATCACCACGTCGTAGAACTTGCCGTCCGGGTCGTAGCCGCCCTGTGCGCCCCATATCTTGTGCATGTGCGTGTAGGACTCGAACACCCGGAAATTGGCGAAGGTCCCGTTGTAGCCGATCCCGTATTCCACAGTGAGCACGCCGTCGCCGACTGCTCGCACCAGGGGCAGGTTCATCGTTCCCATGATGATGCACAGGAAGTCGCCGGGCTGCTTCCGCTTGTTGATCTCGGCCGCCGCCCGCTCGTTCAAGAGCCGCCAGTACGGGGCCTGCCCCGACCAGTCGCAATCGTACAGGGCGTCGGGATCGAACTTGCCGAACCAGCCTTCCTGCTCGGCCGCCGACAGGACGGCCACGTCTTCGACGCAGCAATCCTGGACCTGGCCTCCCTCGGCCCCGTAGTGGAAAACCTCGTGGCCGAGGCTGCCCATCATCTGGCAGAAATGGAGCACCTTCGTCGTAAATGCGCACGCAGAGTGCTTGGGGTGTGTCTGCGTGTG